CGGCGTCCATGGTTTCGAGGCGGCGCACATCATCTGTATCAGGCGGTCCAAGCAAATCCATCGCTGCTTCCAGAAGCACAGCCTCATAACTTCGCCCCATCGAAATGCCGCCTGTGTCGTACTTCCGCCAGAGCAGCGTCAGCAACGTTCTTGCCCGAGTTTTCGGGTTCGCATCCATTCAAATTTCTCCCGTATTTGCCGCCGAACCTGTTGGTCAAGCGGGGTCATGTTTCGGCTCCGAGGCGTATCCGGCACAGCGCGCGCTGCCCTTGGACGATCCTCACCGGCTTCGAGCGGACGTAGGGCACGCATGGGCGGTACCAGAAGTACATCTTTCCTCTGTGCACCTGCGCCGTAAGATGGATGCGCGGCTGCTTCGAGAAGTCGAAGCCCACGGCCGACATACCGCCGTACTTCCACGCTGTCGCCCTGTGGCGCTTTTCCTCGCTCCAGATGAGACGGGCGCGCCCTGTGTTTCGGAGGATCATCCCTGCGCTCCTTCAGCGAGTGCGGCGGGCGGGGCTTGCAGCGGCATCCAGTGGGTCGGATTGGCGTGGATGTACGGCCAAACGAACTGCTTTGGGTTCGCAAACCCGTCCGGCTGCCCGTAATATCCATCCGCAATCTTGCCGCCCTTGCCACAGAGCAAGATGCGAGCGCCGTCTGTGGGCGCCGTCTCAATCGGCTGCCACTGCATCCGCGCCTCGCGCTCACGGCCGGCTACGAGTTCGGTGCGCAGTTGCTCGGCCTCTTGAATCGCTTCTGTCGCGATGCGGACGTAGTACTCGATGTCATGGCGCAGATGCCGAATCTCGATCTCATACGCGGTCGATTCGCAGTGCCTGGCGCATGGCGCCGGGTGCGTGCCGGCGGACTGGAGTTCGTGGCGGTCGCTCACGTCTTCACCTCCCCGCGCAGGGCTGCCGCGCAGCACCACTGTGGACAGACGTCCGGACCTATACCATTTCTCTTGCACGTATCCATGTAATACATCCACGCCTCCACAGCGCAACGCTCGCGCCCCTCCGCCAGACCACGCGCATATCCCGCAGCTTCGCCAGCAGCACGGCAGGCGGCGCCGTAGGTGTGCGCCTCGTCAGCCAGCACGAGCGGCAGCCAGAAAGCTCCTGCGTACTGATCGCCGCCGGGAATATCGATTCGCACCATCATCAATCTGTTTGTGTGGCCGGTTATCGCTGTGTTGCCGAAGCCATACGCTACGGGCTCCGGCATCGGCACCTCTGCCGGGGCGGGCGTCATTCGAGAACGTATCTCGGCGAGCGCCTGCTCAACAAACTGAATCGACAGTTGCGAATCGAATACGCCTGTCGGCCTCGGCTCCCAGCATAGAGATGCAGCGCCAGCCAGCTCGTGCAGGATGCGTGAAAGGCTAAGCGGGTCGGCCACCATTTCCGCGGCGTACTTGTACTCATCCAGCAGCCGCTCAGCTTCCTTCATGTAGTCGCCGTCGGGCAGATCACTGCCGAGATCGGGGTGTCCATGTCTTTCTTCTCCTCTCCGTCCTTCACGCCTTGGTCATAGCAGATACGACCGACGTGCATCAGTGCAGCGTCGAGACCCCATCTCGTATGGGTGTGCTCGTGCAGGTACCGGGCGAACTCAGCCCGGATATGGTTCCCGTCGATCACTGGTCAGTCCTCGAAGTAGTTGCGAATCTCCGACGCGACTGCGCCGTCGATGTCGTTGTGCTCGATCCAGCGCAGCAAGCGCTCGGCGCGGTCCAGCCGGCTCATCGTGCCGATCCACATCACGAGCAGCACGCCGGCCAGCAGGATGAGCATCCAGGTGAAAGGGGTCATGGTCAGGGCTCCTCAGTTGTCGGACAGCAACGCGCTGCCCATGTGTCGAACTATACACCCCTAGACTGTCTGTACCAATAACTTCAGGTTATGCCGGTATAACCTGCGCTACGTACTCTGTGCGGCTATCCTGACAGTCCGAACTACTTGACGAGGAGCGCGCGAAATGACAGACCGTGAATTGCTGGAACTGGCTGCGAAGGCGGCGGGGATTGAAGGCTCTCAGTGTGATTGGAAAACGGCGCTAAGAGTTATACGGGAACGAGGCGTTGCACCGGTATTGTGGAACCCCCTGGCCGACGACGGCGACTCGCGCCGGCTGCAGGTGGCTCTGCTTATCGACCTCCGCTTCGGCGTGTCTGACAACTTCGGACCGTACGTGCACGCCCGTACCGAGGTGCGCCGCGGTGACTTCATCGACTTCCACGAGTGTTATCAGTGGGTGAGCTTGCATCCTGACGCGAACTCGGCGGCCAGGCGTGCGGTGCTTGAGGTGGCCGCCGAGATCGGAAAGGCAATGCCGTGAAGTGCGACCCGAATGCTTGCGTTCACGCCGGTGGGTTCTGGGCCTTCATCCACGACGCCGTTGCGCATCCGCTACTGGCGTTCACCGGATACAGCGCGCCGGCGAGGCGCTTCCACAACTGGACATCGCTGCGCGCATGGCCGCGTGGTCGGGCTGCTGCACCTCCGTGATACGCTTCGCCCGCACCTCCCTGGCTTTCCGCCCCGTTCGTCGGGGCGTTCTTTTTCAGAAAAACAAAGTAGGAGTCCCAACCCATGACGATGCGCTACGGTGCGTCGCCGGGTGAGTGGAAGCACTTCAGCGAAGTGCTCGGCCTCACCGACGACATTCTTCCCGTTGTCTGTAATCCGAACATCCCCATCAGCCTCGATTCGACGCTCAAGTCGATCGGCAAAACCCCCTCCAAGGTCTCCAACTGGGGCCGCGCCAGCGGCATCGCAGCCTGGACCGAGAAGCACACCACCCCCAAGGACGTCGACCGCTGGCAGCGCAACCCGGATCACGGGCTGTGCATACAGACGCGGCGCGTGCACGCTCTCGATTTCGACATCACGAACCGGGAGCTGGCGATCGAGGCCGAGCGGATCGTCGTGCGTCACCTGGGCTGCATGCCGGTTCGTTACCGGCGGGAGGCCTCGAAGTTCCTGATCCCGTTCTACGTGACTCGCGAGTCCGACGAGCCCCTGCGCAAGCGCTCATTCGACCTCCAGCACCGCGCGGACGGCATCGTCGAGTTCCTGGCCTACGGCCAGCAGTTCGTCGCCATCGGCTACCACGCGAGCGGGGAGTTCTACCAGTGGCGCAACACCGCTGGCGACCATCTCCTCCCGCCCACCATACCGACCATCCACGAGGACGAGTTCGAGGCGCTGTGGACCGTCCTGCGCGGCGCCCTGGGCAACTTGGACCAGGACAAGCGCGACGGGGGCAAGGGGAAGCTACGTTCGAACGAGATAGTCGAGCGCGATCCGGTTGCGCAGTTCCTCGTGGCGACTGAGCGCGTGAAGTCGATCGCGCGTGACGGCATGATGGCCGTGGAATGCCCCTGGGAGCACGAGCACAGCGGGCCTTCCTCCGACACGGCGACCGTGTATTGGCCGGCGAACACAGGCGGCTACTCGCGGGGCCATTTCAAGTGCCTGCACGCGCACTGCGCGGACCGCACGACGGACGAGTTCAAGCGCGAGATCGGTGCGGACGACGGCCTCGAATTTGCGGACCTCACCGCGGCGCAGGACGAGCCGACTTTCGACGATCTGCCGCCCGCCCCGCAGCCCGCCGACGGCAAGCCCCGCCGCTTCACCGTCCAGAACCTCGTGAGCTTCAGCGAAGCACCCCCGCTTGAGTGGCTGATCAAGGGCGTGCTGCCTCGGGGCGAGCTTGCTGTGGTCTACGGGGACTCGGGATCCGGGAAATCCTTCTTCGCCTTCGACATGGCCGCAGCCGTCTCGCGCGGCGCCAACTGGCGCGGGCGCAAGACCCAGCGCGGGCGGATCGTCTACGTCTGCGCGGAAGGTGCCTCCGGCGCGCGGGGCCGCGTGAAGGCCTACTGCACCGAGCACGGCCTGGACTACGACGACCTGGACATCGGCGTCATTGCCGACGCGCCAAACCTGCTGCGCGCGCCCGAGGTGAAAGACCTGATCGCGGCGATCGAGACCTGGGGCAACGCTGACGTGGTGATCATCGACACGCTGGCGCAGGCCTGCCCGGGGGCGAACGAAAACAGCGGGGAGGACATGGGCTTGGCCCTCGGCCACTGCCGCGCGCTCTCGAAGCGCACAGGCGCCATGGTGATGCTGATCCACCACTCAGGCAAGGACAAGGCCAAAGGGGCGCGGGGGTGGTCGGGGTTGCGTGCGGCCAGCGACGTCGAGATCGAGATCAACTTCGACGAGCAGAGCGGCAACCGAGAGGCCGTGGTCACGAAGATGAAGGACGGCGAGGCGGGTTCGATCTTCGGGTTCCGGTTGCGCGTGGTGGGCATCGACACGGACGCCGACGGGGACATCATTTCGTCGTGCGTGCTGGAGCACGGGCCGGACAGGACGACGCTCAAGAGGATGCCGAAGCGGCCGGGGGTGAGTGCTGCCGGTGTCGAGGGGATGGTGTCCGAGATCGCGATGACGATGGCGGCGTTCGACGGATCAGGGACCGGCGTGTCGGTGGCGGCACTCGTTGCTGAGGTGGTGGGCCGTCTGCCATGGGACTCGGAGGAGGGAAAACGCGACCCCAGACGCGGTAAAGTTTTGCGAGCTTTGGAAAATCTGCAAGCTGCGGGATTTTGCGAGTTGCACAGTGGGAAGTTGTTTGTACTGGGGGGACTTCAATGAAAGTCAGTCGAAATTTCAATGTCCAGTATACTTTTCTGACTGTCGGGAATTTGATGTTTTGTGCAAGTTTCGCTAAGTCCTTGATTTTAAAGGAGGCAAACCCGACTGTCGGGCGGTCCAAAACAGGATTTTTGGCGTTTTCCCCTACAGTCGACACCATTTTTGGACCCTACAGACTGTGCAGACAGTCCGAGAGTTGGCGTGCACTTGTAAAAATTTTCAAGTGCGATTGGGCAAACAGTCGGTGTTTTTTGTTTAAAATCAAGGACTTAACGTTTTGCGAACGATTCTCATCTGGGTACTGTCGGGCGATCGGCGCATCTCGCCCGGGCGGAACGTATGTACCCCTTCAGGGGGTACAACGTTCTGCGGGCGCACGCGCGCGAGTGAGGAGGGCTTGAGCGATGACGCAAAGGATTACGGATTCGCAAATTCTTGCACGTATTGCGGCCCTCCCTCATACACGGCTGACGGATGCACGGGAGCGGCTGACGGTGTGGCAGATCGACCTCATGCGCGAACTACACGAGGACCACGGCATAGGCTACCGGCGCCTCTCGCGGCTCTTCGGCGTGTGCAAGACGCATACGCGGCGCATCTGCCTGTATGAGCGGTGACTTGACACGGACACGGCGACCTGTGCTACAGGTTGCCGCATGGACAAGGAACAGACCCAAACCGTATTGCTGAACGCGCTGCGCCAGGTGCCCAACATCACGCGCGCCTGCACGCTCGCGATGATCTCTCCCGGCCAAGTGCGAAGCTGGCGCCGGCAAGACCCGGCCTTCGACGCTGCGGTCGCGGAAGCGCTTGACGATGGTGTGGACGCCTTGGAGGCCGAGGTGCATCGCCGTGCCTTCGAAGGCTACGAGAAGCCGATCATCTTTCAGGGGCAGATCACCGATACGTACAAGGAATATTCGGACGGCCTTGCGCAGTTCCTGCTCAAAGCCCACCGGCCGGACAAGTACCGCGAGCGCTCGGAGGTGCAGAGCACGGGCGCCCAGACGATCACCATCGTATCGGGAGTGCCCCGCAAGCCTCAGACGCCGGACGACCTCATATGAACGGCCTGCTGGGCCTCTCGATCGATCTGGCGTACCGGCCGCGTCAGTGGCAGCGCGAGTGTCACATGAGCATGGCGCGCTTCACGGTGCTGGCACTGCACCGTCGGGCGGGTAAAGCATTGGACGTCGACACGCCCATTCCGCTGGCTGAAGGCGGCTTCAAACGCATGGGGGACTTACAGGCTGGAGACCGTGTCTTGGACGAGAGCGGAAAGCCCTGTCACGTCCTGTATGCGCACGATGTCATGTACGGGCGCAGATGCCTTGAATTCACTTTCTCGGACGGAAGCACAGTGGTCTGTGACGAGGATCACCTGTGGCTGACCAGAACGAAATTGGAACGTGCGTACAGAGCTGGCCGAAAACAGGATATGAACGGCCGGATGGGATCAGGTACGTCCGCACGAAAAAACGGCAGCGTGCGTAAAGCGAAAGAGATTGAAGCGTCTATTCGTTACGCTGGCGAGACGAACCACAGCGTTCAACTTTGTGAGCCTGTGCGATACCCCCACCGGGAACTGCCTATCCTCCCGTATCTGCTCGGCCTTTGGCTCGGCGATGGAAGTTCGTATTACGCCGGCATAACAACAATGGACGAGGAGATAAGAGGCGCTTTCGCAGAGTACGCGGCGCTAAATGGTTGGAGCTTGAAAAGGCATTCGAGCCAAAATTCCGGACGGGCCACCAGCTACGGGATAACGAACGTGAGAGGGGCCAAGGACAGCTTTCAGCGCCGGCTACGCTCGCTTGGTGTGCTTGGGGATAAGCATGTGCCGGAAGCCTATCTATACGCCAGCAAAGAACAGCGCATAGCTTTGCTGCAGGGCCTAATGGATACGGACGGGAGTATTTCGAAGTGCGGTAGGAAATGTGAAATAACACTCGTTAATCAAAGACTCTCTAGCCAAGTATTTCAATTGCTGAGCAGTTTAGGACACAAACCTGGCATGAGTGAGAAGGTAATAAAAGGGAAAACGTATTACCGCGTAAATTTCACACCGCTCTTTAATCCGTTCAGGTTGTCTAGAAAGGCCGAACGTTTTTCGGAACCGAAAAATAATTCGTTTTCCAGGAATAGATTCATTGTTTCGGTAAAAGAGGTAGAAACCCGCCCGGTGCGCTGTATCACCGTGGACAGCCCGAATAGCCTGTACCTGTGCACCGCGTCCTACATCCCGACACACAATACGGAGCTTGCGCTGCGCGAACTGCTCGAAAACGCGATGACGTGCCGGCTCACGATGCCGACTTACTTCTACGTGGCGCCTTTCCTGAAGCAGGCCAAGACGATTGCCTGGGCGCGACTGAAGCAGATCGTTGAGCCGCTGCGCGCCGCGGCCCTGGCCTCGATCAACGAGTCCGAACTGACCGTGACGCTGCCCTTCAACGGTGCAGTCATCCGCGTGTTCGGCGCGGACAACCCGGACGCGATGCGCGGCGTGCGCCTGGACGGCGTGGTGCTCGATGAGGTGGCGCAGATCAAGCCGGAGGTGTGGGACGAAATCCTGCAACCGACGCTGTCCGACCGCATGGGCTGGGCGCTGTTCATCGGCACACCGAAGGGCGTGAACCTCTTCAGCCAACTGTTTTACAAGGCGCTGTCGGGCTCACCTGGCTGGACCGCGGCGAAATATACGGTCTACGACACGCAGGCCATCGCGGAAGAGGAAGTTGAACGTCTGCGTGCTGACATGACCGAGCAGGCTTTCGCGCGTGAGTATCTGTGCGACTTCACCGCGGCCGGCGACGATCAGGTGCTGAGCCTGCTGGAAGCGGAGGACGCGGCGCGCCGCCACTACCGCGAGGAGGATTACAGCTATGCGCCGCGTATCCTGGGCTGCGACCCGGCGCGCTTTGGGGGTGACCGCAGCGTGATCACCCGCCGGCAGGGGCTGGTCGTGCTCAAGATGACCGCACACCGCGGGCTGAACAACATGCAGTTGGCCGACAAGCTGGCCCACGAGATCGACCTGTGGGAAGCCGATGCGACCTTCGTCGATGTGGGCGGCGGCGCTGGCGTGATCGACAGGCTGATCCAGTTGGGCCACACCGTGCACGAGGTGAATTTCGGGGCCGGTGCGGCCGACCCGCGTTTCCTGAACAAGCGGTCCGAGGTGTGGTGGGGAATGGCCGATTGGATCAGGGCGGGCGGCGCGATCCCGGACGACATGGAACTGAAGCAGGAACTGGCTACGCCGACGTACAGCTACACGGTCAGCAACAAGATTCAGATCGAGAGCAAGGACGACATCAAGAAACGGCTGCAGGGCGGCGCCAGCCCCGACAAGGCCGACAGCCTGGCGACCACGTTCGCGATGCCTGTCCAGAAACGGGACATCAAGCGCGAGGTGTTCGAGCACATGGGCGTGTCCGTATCGCGCACCGAGCGCGAATATGATCCGTTCGCGAACATCTAGGCCGGGAGGCTGGACATGGGAAAAGTCTTCAAGTCGGTGGGCAAAGTCCTGGGCTTCAGCGCGCCGAAGGCACCGCAGATCGTGATGCCGAAGGCGCCGCCCGCGCAGCAAGAAGCACGCTCGGCGGACTACAACAGCGCGATGCGCCGCAACCAGAAAAACGCCATGGGCTCGACCACGCTCACGTCACCTGGCGGCGCTGACCCGACGGCAGGCGCCCTCGGCCGCAACGTGCTGCTGGGTTCCTGATGCAACTCGACCAGAAACTGATTGACCAGATGACGGCGCGCTTGGGCGCGCTGGAGACGGAACGCTCTACCTGGATTGAGCAGTTCCGTGATCTGTCGCGCCACTTCGCGCCGCGCTATGGCCGGTTTCTGGAGACGGACCGCAATCAAGGGCGCAAGGTCCATCAGTACATCAACGACGCGACACCGGCCGTTGCCGCGCGCACGCTCGCCGCCGGCTTCCAAGGTGGCAGCACCTCGCCCGCCCGCCCGTGGTTCAAGCTGGGCCTGGCCGACACCGATCTCGCCGACTACCACCCCGTGAAGCAGTGGCTCGCCGGCGTCACGCGGCTGATGCTGGCGATCCTCTCGAAGAGTGGCGCGTACAGCGCGTTCCAGCAGGACTACCTCGAAGCCGGCGTGTTCGGTACGACGGCCGGGATCATTGTCCCGGACTTCGACAGCTTCGCCCGCTTCCACCACCTCACTATCGGCGAGTATTCGATCGGCGTCGGGCCGAACGGAAAGCCCGATGTGCTCTATCGCAAATGGGACATGACGATCGCGAACATCGTCAAGACCTTCGGCGTTGAGAACGTGAGCATGTCGGTGAAGAATCTGTGGGACACCGGCAAGGGGCATGACCAGTGGCGCACCGTGGTGCATGTGATAGAACCGCGCGAGGATCGCGACGCGGGCAAGAGTGACGCACGCAACATGGCCTTCCGCAGCACGTATTTTGAATACGGCTGTGAGAAGGGCAAGGTGCTGCGTGATTCTGGCTTCAAGCGCTTCCCTGGCTACGTTGCCCGCTGGGACAAGGCGGGCGGCGACATCTACGGCAACAGTCCAGCGATGCTGGCCCTTGGCGACGCGAAGCAACTGCAGTTCTACGCCAAGCGTCGCGGCCAGGTGATCGACTACCGGACGAAGCCGCCGCTGGCGATCCCGGCGCGCATGAAGAACGACACGCTGGACCTGCTACCAGGCGGCAAGAACTACGTGAACATGCAGAAGGGCGAGGAAATCCGCTCGGCCTTCAACGTCGATCTCGGCCTGCCTGAACTCCTCGGCGACATCCAGGACTTGCGTTCGAGCATCCGCGAGACGATGTTCACCGATCTCTTCCTGATGCTGGCGAACATCGACCACACCGGCATGACGGCGACGGAGATCGCGCTTCGCCAAGAAGAAAAGCTGCTCATGCTCGGCCCGGTAGCCGAGAACCTGCAGCAGGAGAAGGACAGCCAGGTGATCGACCTGCTCTTCGATCTGATCGAGGAGGCCGGCTTCTTCAAGCCGGGCGGGCAGCTTGAGATTCCGAAGGAATTGCAGCGCGAGGGCCAGCGTGTTGAGCCTGAGTTCATCGGCGTGCTCGCCCAGGCACAGCGTGCGGTCGCGTCCAGTGCGATGAACCGCGGTCTGGAATTCCTCGGCGCTGCCGCCGCACTGAAGCCGGACGTGGTGGATAAGGTCAATCTGGACGAGGCGGTGGACCGCGTGTTCGATGGCCTGGGCATCGACCCGGCCATCGTCGTGCCGGACGAGGACGTGGCGGCTCTGCGCGATCAGCGCGCTCAGCAACAGCAGCAGATGCAGGACGCTGCTGTCGCAGCGGAAGGTGCCAAGGCCGTGGGCGCAGTGTCGAAAGCCACGGGCGCAACCCTTGACGACATGATTTCTCAATTCAGCGGTTACGGATTGCCGCCAGGGAGTGTGTGAAATGCCCAGGATCGTACGAGACATTCAACTGCTGGTGAACGACGACGACGACCATCTGTACGGCTACCGGCTGTCGGACGGGACGGAGGTGCGGATTGGTACGTCGCGACCGGATAACGCTGCTGCGGTGGTGGGGGCGGGCAACGGTGCTTTGCTGCGGTCGGCTGTCGCGGCAAAATTTTTGACTGGGCAATTGCAGACGGCTGCTGCACCGACATTCAATACTCACACATGGCACGAAACGATGTCCGTCGATTGTGAGTTCGACGCGGTTCAGCTTGTCATCCAAAACGTAGAATCATCCAGCTACACACTTGGTGGCGCCGTGGTCGGCGTGTCGTCCAACATTACCGACAACGTGACGCCCACTGGCGGCTGGGTTTCGTGCACATGGCCGTCGCTGACAATCCCCGCGCGTATTGCCGCGAATCGTCCCAGCATCACGCTGTCCGACATCATCAACTTGAGTTCACTGGCGCCGACAGACGGATCGTATCCGTACCTGATGGTGCGCACGTATTGCGCAACTGGCGGCTACTCGGTGACCGGCGCGAATGCCGCGATGGCGCAGAACGCGCAATATCAGGGTCGCTACTTTGTCTCTTACCGCGATGGGACGGGCGACTACGCAACGACGAATCAAGCGGCATTTACAAAGGGCACGGCGCAAAACCTCTGCCATGTAACCGGGGTGATCTTTTACTCCCGTGGTCGCGTTGTCTCTGTGCTCGGCGTTGGCGATTCGATTATCCAGGGTTCTGGCGTGACGGGGGAATCGCAAAACGGGTGGGGACCGCGCGCATGTGCGGCGGTATCCGCCGCGGCGATGCCCGTCCTGTGGTCGAATTTTGGCGTAGCGTCACAAACGACTGCTCAGTATTTCGCCCGCCTCGAAACCGCGTTGTCGGCGGGCATCAAACCGCAGGTTGTTGTGTATTCGCCGTTTTCTCCGAACGACGGCACGCCGTCACAGACGACGGTCAACGCGCAGCGTGCATATCTTGCGCGGTTCTACGCGCTGGCCGATGAGTACAGGTTTATCCCGGTCATTACAACTGGATGCCCAAATACTGCAGCCGCGTGGAACGCGACGGCAGACAATTTCAGAAAGGCGTTTAACTCCGAGTTGCTGGCGCTGCGCAATCAAGGGCGCATCGTTGTCGATTTCGCCAGCGTGCTGGGGGACGGGGCCACTCCGGAGCGCTTCATCCCGGCGATGACCGAAGACGGTACGCATCCCGGAGGTGCTGGATACGCGGCAATGGCCCCGTTGCTGGAGGCCGAGATCGCAAAGATTCAATCTGCAGTGTTCACTCCGGTTGGTCGGTAAATTCAACAGCCCGCCCCGCGCGGGTCCGTATCTGAAAACCGGAGGCGTATAACCCGCATCACGTATGAGCGAACCTGACGAATTTGACCACCTGGCAGACCCGGAGCAGGAAGAAGCCGCGAGGGATATCCGCGCGGCCGCCCGCCTGCAAGAGGACCAGGATCGGGATGATTTCATGTGGCTCATGGGGAACCGGCAGGGGCGACGTGTCATGTGGTCGCTGCTGGACACCGCGGGAGTGAACAGCGACCCGTTTGTACCCGGATCGGCTGATCTGACTGCGCACAGGTGCGGGCGCGCGAGCATAGGCCGGGAGTATCTGGACCGGATCATGCGCGAATGCCCGGAGCGGTATCACCTCATGATGAAGGAACGACTTCAAGATGTCCGAAAGTACCAGCGAATCGCAAGCCCCCGAGCAGACGGCTGACACGCCGGCAGTCGGC